CAAGCGTGCTTTGGGTTTTAGCCGCCAATGTAAGCATGCGGCGACACTATACCCGCGCAGTGCAGCGTGAAGTAAACATTACGGCTTCTTAAAATACTACTGGACATCCGTTCAGTATTACCGAATACTAGATGTATCAACGTGGAGTGCGCTTTCATGGCGCTGGGTGTTGATCGGACTGAGAGACGAACTCTCTGGCACTACTTGGAGGTATAAGTCCATGGCGGAAGGGAAAGTGGCGTCGAACGACGCTGATGTAGATGTAGTTTCACTAGCTATTCAGGAGCTGTCTGGCGGCATGCCGGAACAGAAACTGGAAGAAGTGAAGTCGGCGGATGACGCCGAAGATCTTTTACAAGACGAGACAAACGAAGAGGAGACCGAGGAGAACACCGAGGAAACCTCCGAAGAGGACAGCACAGAAGAGTCTGGCGACTCGGAAGATTCCGAGGACAGCGAAGACGAGGCAGGCGAAGCGCCATCACCGGACAACGTCCAGAAGCGCATAAATAAACTGACGGCGCAAAAGAAGGCCGCAGCCGAAGAAGCCGCCACCGTCAAATCGCAATACGAGGAAGCGCAAAAGCGCCTCGCCGAGCTGGAATCGCAGGTCAATGAGGCATCGCGCCCGATCCTGCAGCCTAGCGCGGAGAACCCGCTCGCCGACGTCGATACCGCCGAAGCGCTTGATGCGAAAATCAAAAGCGCTCAGGAGGTTCGCCGCTGGGCCTTAAAAAACAGCGACGGTGCCAGCGTAAGGAAGCCAGACGGAACCGAGACCTATCTCGATTCCGATGCGGTCAAAGAATATTTGATCCGCGCGGACGATATCCTCGTAACGCATGCTCCCGCTCGACGCGAATGGCTTGCCCAAAGGCAACCAGCAGTCGAAGCGGCCAAGAACCTGTTCCCCGACCTCTTCACAAAAGGCAGCGCGCTCAACCAAGCGTTCCAAGCGACCGTAAAACAGGCGCCGGAGCTACTGAAGCTCCCGCAGGTTGAATACTGGGTCGGCTTGGCGCTCTACGGTGAGCAGCAGCTTATGGCCAAGCAGGCAGCGTCCAACGCTAAAGCCGCCGCGTCGAAGAAAGTCTCGTCTAATAAGATCGCAAAGACACCTACCCCAGCGAATCCGATTAGCGCACCGAAAACTTCTACCAAAGGCGCCGTTTCTAAAGCGGCCAGAGACAGAGTTATGTCGAGTGGCAGGATCGATGATCTTGCCGATTACGTCTCGGAAGCTCTGTTCAACTAAGAACAACCTCACACTAGAAAGAAAAACTTACTATGGCAGCTCCCGCGGGACAATTGTTCCCCTCAGTTGGAAATAGGGAAGACATCCTTGATGTTCTTACCTACGTCGATAACAAAAACACACCCATCTCTTCGAGCATTGCTCGCGTAGGTGCGGACATCACTAATCCTTCGGTTTACAGCTATTTGGCCGATTCTTACAGCGCTCCGTCTACTGACGGCGTTGTTGATTCCTCCGATGTGACCGACTTCTCGGACGCAGCCGCAAACCGCGTTCTTCTCAGCGCTCGCGCTCAGAAAATTCGCCGCACTGCCCGCGTGTCGGACTTCCAAGCGAACCTCGCTGACGTTGCCGCCATCGGCCGTCGCAAAGAATTTTCCAAGGCCATCGCCAAGACGATCTTGGAAGTCAAACGTGACGTCGAAGCGACCATCAGCTCGGACAACGAATCCGTCGAAGGCTCCGGCAGCGTGGCTTATAAAACTCGCGGCTTGGGCAAGTGGATCGCAACGGCCGGTTCTCAAACCGACCTTCCGGTTCCGACCTCGCAGGCGACTCCTTCTGCCAGCATCAACTCGACCGCGACCGCGTCGCTCACCGAGAGCGCCCTGCAGAACGTCTTGCAGAGCATCTATGAGCAGACTGGTTCGCAGGATCGCTTGGTCTTGGTTGCTGGCCCTTCCCTGAAGAAAGCCATCACCAACTTCACGCGCTTCACGGTCAACAGCACCTCGAACGTGTTCAACCTCCGCCAGACGGCGCAAGCCGCCAGCTCGGATCGTCTCGTCTCGAATATCTCGTTCTACGAAGGAGATTTTTCGACTTTGGAAATCGTCAGCAGCCTATTTTTGGCCGCCAACGCTTCGACCGACGCCGAGAAGTATGCTCGCGGTTACATCATGTCGCCTGAGAGCGTCATGCTTCGCTACGGCCGCAAGCCGCGCTTCCAAGAGCTGCAAGACAGCGGTGGCGGACCTCGCGGTCTCGTCGATTGCATCGTGTCGCTCGCGGTTATGTCGCCCAAAAATATGGGCAAGTTCTCCGCGACTTCCTAATTCAAACTCTTAACAACTAACTAGAAAAAACTAATCAGATGAAAGTGTTTGAACTTCCCGCAGAAACCAAAGCCGCAACCGGCTTCACGCATAAGGCCGTCGTCGTAGCCAGCGACTTCACCAGCGCGACCAACACGCAGACCCTGAGTCTGCTGGCGGTTCCCGCTGGCTCGGTCATCAGTAACGCCGCTCACAAGCTCGTCACCCCGCTGGTCTCCAGCGATGGCACGGTTGACGCTGTTGCCTACACGCTCGGCAACACCGCCTCGGCCACCTCGATCATGTCCAGCACCGAAACGCTCGGTGCGGCCACCGAGGTTGTCTACAAGGCGATGACCGTCACGGCTCCGGTTGCCATCACGGCAGCCAGCCAGAACATCGTTGCCGCCTTCACGGCGACTTCGGCCAAGGCGCTGAACACCGTCACCGCTGGTGAGATCCATATCTACCTCGCGGTTGCCGATCTCAACGATCTCTAAGATCGCGTCTTAACACACTGCCGTCCGCACTGCGCATGCGGGTCGGACGGCAGAAGTTAGGATGTCAGATCAAATATTCTCCGATCTGGTCGGAGACATGGATGACGAGCTGGCTCACCTTGTCAAAGAGGAGCTGCAGACAGGATGGCGCGCACAACAAGTGATGGCCGCTATCGAAGCTCGCAAAGCCAAACAGGTCAACGACCAGTTAGAACACTGCACTGTAGACGGCATCGGTCAGCACGTTATGGACGTTCCGGCCGATGCTTATTTTGCGTGGCAGAAGCATCTAGGTGACGGCTGCTGGTCTGACAAAACATTCCGCCACTGGTTTCTAAAACGGAACCCTGAGTGCGCGATTAAGTATACCCCGCGCAAAACCACCGTCCTGATCTAATGAAACTCGACCGCGACAAAATCACGCGCATGATCAGCGACATCGATCAGGCGGACCACGACGGCTCCGGCTACCTGCATCGCAAGCTCAAGAACTTCAACGTCCGGTATTGTATCTGGGCCGGACAGAGCGACGACGGCCGCAAGCATCAAGCCTTCTACGGCAAGAAGGTCTTTCCTTGGGAGAATAGTAGTGACTGTGCTGTCCGTTTGGCCGAATCGATCATTCGGGAGCGGGTGATTTCGCTCACGTCCGCATTTTTCAAGTCGCGCCTGCAAGTCCAGCCGGTCGAGGTCATGGACGCCCCGAAGAAGAACGCCGCCGAGACTGTGCTTCGCTGGCTCCTGCACAGCCACTGTGCCGACGACATGCGCCGCGAGATCCGCTTGGCTGCAGAGTTCCGCGAGACCTATGGCCTCGCCGTCATGGCTGTCGATTGGGAGCGCCAGACCCGCGTCGAGGTGAAGAAGTTCACGCTCGAAGAAGCGATGATGATGATCGAGGAGACGCAAGATCCCAACCTGCAGGCGCTCCTCGAAGTCGTCCTCGATCCGGCTCAGGAAGAGCTGGCCGCGGAGCTTCTCGGTCAGGTGGTGCCGGAGCTGGGAAGCGTCTCCAAGGTTCGTCAACTCCGCGAGAAGGGCGAGGTCGAGTGGGAAAGCCCCTACATTTTCTCCAGCAAGCCGGTGGTGCGTGCTCTCGAAGCATGGGAGGACGTGATTTTTCCAATACAGACGGACTCCCTGCAAAGGGCGCCCTTCATCGCCCGCCGCGAGCTACTCAGCGAGTTCGAGCTGCGCGAGCGCGCCGCGCTGGAAGGCTGGGACAAGGAGTGGGTCGAGCGCGCGGTTAAGCATCGCGGCGAGATGAAGCGCATCCACATGAACATCCACCGCTCGGACCAGTTCCTGTACGAGCAGATGCGCGACCTGATCGAAGTGTGGCATGTGTATCGCAAGGAGCACGACGACCGCACCGGAGCGACTAAGGTCACCCGCACCGTCGTCAACTACAGCATCACCGACTCCGTCGCCCTGCATGAGCTGATGCCCTACGAGCATCAGATGTATCCCTTCATCGAGCTGCCCCGCGAGCGCAACACCCGCCCGCTTCTCGAAAGCCGCGGAATCCCTGAGATCGTCCAGTCGGCGCAGGAAGAGGTGAAGGTGCAGAGGGACTATAGGGTTGACCGCGCCAGTATCAGCATCATTCCCCCGCTCAAGGTACCCGCTTCCAGAGGTCGCCTAGATCTCGTCCTCGGACCCGCGATGCAAATCCCTGAGCGCCGTCCGAATGAGATCAACTGGATGACGCCGCCGCCGTTTGACCAAGGCAGTATCGAGGTCGAGCAGGCGACCCGCGCGGACGTTGACCGCTACTTCGGCCGCATGACCGATAGCGTCAACCCCAACATCGCCATGCTGCACATGCAGGACTTGGCCGACTCATGGCTCCTCGACATGAAGGTCATGATGATCCAGATCCTCGCATTGGCGCAGCAGTATATGTTGCCGGAGGAAATTTCTCGCGTCACCGGAAACGCCACGCCGTTAGCTGAAGGCGCCGCCGACATCCGCGGTCGCTATGACATCACTGCCGAGTTCGACGCGAGAACCCTCGATAACGCCGCCTTGGAGGCCAAGATGACGTTCCTGACCCAAAATCTGGTGCCCCTTGATTCGATGGGAGTGATCGACCGCGCTCAATTGATCAAGGTCATGCTCGGCAGCGTAGACCAGAACCTCGCCAACCTCCTCGTCAGGGACATTGGCGCCGCGACGCAGATGGAGCAAGAAGACGAACAAACCGCCTTCGCAAAAATCGCCGCAGGCACCGAACCCCCGCTCAAGGAGGGCGGCCAAAACGCGCAGGTAAGGCTGCAAACCTTGCAGCAAATCATTCAGTCGAATCCCGCCGTCCAGCAGCGGTATCAGAGCGACGAAATCTTCCGCAGCATGATCGACGCGAGGGCACAAGCCTTCCAGTTCCAGTTGCAACAGCAGCAAAACGCCGTCATCGGCCGCACCGGCGCCCAGCCCGCGCTGCAAAAGCTCCAGCAAGACCAGCAACTCGGCATGACCGCCGCTCCAGCCGCCTAACCGTATGCACCCGAACATCAACGTCCGCAACGTCGCCGGTCTAAACATCCCGCAGCACGACTATCTCAGCATCTCGTATTACTCCGGCACCAACAACATTCAGACGGTGCAATACAAAGAAGGCGGCAGCGGAGGCCAGACAGTCGCCACGCTGACGTTCTCCTACACGACAAACCCGCCGACCACCAACGACGCGGACCTCGCTGCCGTCACCCGCTCTTAGTCTTTTAGTCTCTTAGTCTCTTAGTCTCTTTTACCATGCCTTGGACGTTTAACCCCTTCAGCGGCACGTTCGATCAAAAAGGATCGGGCGGCGGCGGCGGCTCTGCGTTCTTCGCAGGCGAAGTGGCAACCTATGCGGATCTACCGCTCGACGGAACCGCCGCACTCAATAGCCGCTGGCTGGTGCGCACAAACTCGGGAACGTGGCCCTTCAGCTCCTACAAGCAGAGCGGCATCTATATTCGAACGGCCACTGTCGGCTCCAGCCGCGACAACGACTACAAGCTCACTGACACCAGTTTCCACGATGTCATGTCGGACGATGCGTTCTTGATCTTCGACAACGCTGATCCGACCAAAGCGGCCAAGTTCGATGTCGGCGCCCAAGTCGGCGCAAACCAAACCCGTGTAATCACCGTCCCAAACAAAAACATCACACTGGACGACGCAGGCGACTCTCGGACACCAACCAGCCACACCCACACAGGCTCCCAAGTAAATGTCGGCACCACCGCCAACCTCCCACTCCGCACAGGCACCAACGGCGTCATCGAGGCGGGCAGCTTCGGCACGGCGGCAGGGAGTTTTTGCGAGGGGAATGATGCGCGGTTGAGTGATGCGAGGACGCCGAGCAGCACGTTGGCACACGCCGCCAGCCACGCCGCAGGAGCTAAAGCCTATTTCGCAGGACAAGTCGGCGGCATGACCACAAGCGTCATCATCCTCGCAAACAATGAAGGGACAGCGGGCAACAACATTTCGCTGTCGTTTGACGGAGTAGACGATATCGACACGGTTATTTCTGATTGGAACATTGCCAACTCGTCGAACACGGCAACGATAGAAACAGGAGACGGCACCCAAGTCCCCGACAGCGGAGAAAGCATTACGCTAACTGGCGGCATAAACCAAGGCGGCGACCCTATTGCTAATCCTGTTTTTGATACGGTTGGCTTGGGCATCTCCCCCACAGGCTCCGAACGCAAGTTCCACCAGCACGGCGGCAAATTCACGGTTGAGTCAAGCAGCGGCGGCTACGGCCAATTTCAAGTCATTAATCCAAGCGCAGGCGAGGTGTCGTTCGTTTTGGCAACCGAAGCTGTGGCCAATGAGGACGGGACGATCACATCGCAAACAGCAGCGCAAACGTGGGCCTTCGGAACTGGCTCATACAGTAACAGCGCCACAACTTTCGTCATTGGGAACAATGAAGGCGGCAGCGTGTTTCATGTGCTACCAGACGGCAAGGTCGGCCTTGGTAGCGGCAACAACGATCCCGCCGAAGCTCTCGACATAGATGGCAACATCGCTTTGCGCGACACAGACAACGATTTCGCCGCGACCTTCGATGTTCAAGAGCAACTCTCTGGTGACGTAACCCTCACGATCCCCGACCAGTCGGGAACTCTCGCAGTCGTTACAGACATCCCGACCACCGCAGGAGACGTTGGAGCGGTAGCAGCAGGAGCCATCACCACCAGCGGCCTAACCCAAGCCACCGCACGGATTTTAGGAAGGACGAGCGCCAGCACAGGTGCCGTCGAGGAGATCCAAATCGGATCGGGCCTTTCGCTTTCGGCGGGGGAGTTGTCGGCTACGTCATCGGGCGGCATCTCCGCAGTCGGCGCAAGCACCGCAGATGTCTTGAGCGTGTCGGGGTCTGATCTGGTTGCCGATGACCCGAACGCCGACCGCATTGTTTTCTGGGACGATTCGGAATCCAAGCTGCGCTATCTGGAAGCGGGATCGGGGCTGTCGATTAGCGGCACGACGATGACGGCTACGGCATCGGGCGGCATCGGCGGCGGCACAGGCTCCACCGACAATTCTATTTTGCGGAGTGACGGCACGGGGGGCAGCACGTTGCAAGATTCGGCCTTCATCATTGCCGACAACGCCACAGCCAGCCCGAACAACACCGTCAACCACGCATCCATTCAAGCCACAGGCGGAACCACGAACGTCTCGGTTTCGATTGTGCCGAAGGGAACTGGAGCATTTATGCTACAAGTTCCAGACGGAACTTCAACAGGCGGTAATGCGCGAGGTGCTAATGCAATAGACTTGCAGACATCCAGAACATCCGCAACGCAAGTTGCAAGTGGGTCTGGATCGGTGTGCATTGGCAGAAATTGTAGCACAGCGCACGACACTGGAATTGCCATAGGCTTGGATTGCTCGACATCTTCAGGCAATGGCTATGGCGTCGCTATCGGAAGATCAAATGCAGTCAACACCACTGCTGGCGCTGCTATCGGGGGGCAACAACACAATATATCTGGCAGAGAAGGATTTATCGGCGCTGGTTCTACCCATAGTGTTTCTGGGGCAGGAGGAGCGATTATTGGAGGTGAATATGGCGTTGCCGACAGAGCAATGATTCAAGTTCAAAGCTGTGGACGTTTCGCGGCAAGCGGTGACGCGCAAAGAATTAGTGTGGTGTTGCGCGGCAAAACAACAACCAATACAGCCGTCGAATTGTTGACCGCTGGTTTTATTACATCTTCGACAAGACTGACCATCCCATCTGGCAAAGTGATGGCGATGCTCGTCAACATCACAGGCGTCAAGTCTGACGGAAGCGCAGTCGCACATTACGTTCGGCAATACGCTATCAAGAATGTTGGCGGGACAACGAGTGAGGTATATGCGCCCGTGACAATCGGCACGGACAACGCCGTATCTACATCAATCGCAATATCTGCCAATGACACGAATGACGCTTTGAAAATAGAATGCACAGGCATCGCATCCGAAACATGGCGCTGGGTTGCCAGCGTGGACGCCGTGGAGGTCGCTTATGGAACCTAATCAAATGTTCACAGTCGGCCTTGTGCCCTCACAGCAACTCGTCAGCCTGCTTACGGATGACGAGGGCAACTGGCGCGATGTGCCCGAAGGCCAGACGGTTGTTCCGCTCGTCAAAATCCCGAAACCCGAAGGCGCATGGGAGCCAAGCGTGGTGTGGCTTGAAGATCGCGTGGAACGGCAGTGGGTCGCGGGAACGCCTGCGCCTGTGGCGACTTACACCGCAGAGCAAATTGTCTCTCAGTATTTCAGCGCCTACCAGATCGCCGCACTGCAAGAGCTTCGCATGGCCCTGCTCCAAGCAGGAAAGCCCCTCGGCGTGAAGATGACCGAAGCGAAGACTTGGCTTGAGGGCGTCATGCTTTCATGGGCCGCAAACCCGACACCCGCACCAGCGGAGTCTTTCGGCCAGCCGCAGGCGAGCTTTGCGGAGGCGAGTGGGGAGGCTGTGGCTGACTTAAACACCCAATGAGGACTGTAACTCTACAATCTATCTTGCTCCGCGCTTGGCAGCGCGCCGGAAACGATGGCAGCGACATCGCCAACATCCCATCCGGCGCCAAAACCATGATGGTCGCCGCCGCCAACGAGCGCATCGCCGACTGCTGGGAGTGGGCGGACTGGCCAGAACTCATGCGCGTCGAAGAACGCACCGTCGAAGGCAACGACACGACCGGCTACTTCATCCCCTACGAGCAAACCGGCGAGACCGCCATGGGCGAAGTCTTCGCCGTCCTCCGCGACAACCCCGCAACCCACGTTGCACCCCGCGCCATCAGCTTCACCCTCCTCGGCGACAACGTGCGCTTCCCGCAAAGCACCGACCTGCCGGACACCGTCTGGGTCAACTACCGCGTCCGCCCGACCGAATACAGCGCGAGCAACCTCTCCGCGACAGTGCCCGCCGTCATCGCAAAAGCTGTCGGCTACCTGCTCACCTCGGATCTGCAAACCGAAGACGGCCAGCTCGACAAGGCTCTCGCCATGGAACAGATGGCCGAGTCCGAGCTGATCTCCCAGCGCGACAAATACTACTTTCAGCAGGGCCAGCCCTCCATGTGGACCGCCCGCGTCAACCAATACTAAATTATGCACCCGAATACCCGCATCACCAACCGCACCAGCGGATCACAACTCATCACCGGCACCGGCCAAGTCACTGGCGAATTTGTCAGCATCGACAGCATCGACAACGCGACCAAGTTTGAAGTGCTGACCGGCAACGCCACTGGAGTCGCCAACGTCACCAGCGGCAGCGCCATCGCCATCCCGTCCGGCACCACCCTCGACGGCTTCTTCACCGTCATCAAGCTCCACGCTGGCAGCGTGATCGCTTACCGCAAGTAAACCATCTGAGGAGCCGCGCGATGAGCCTGTCGTATTTTCATCACAACATGAGCACCACCGAGAAGGGTGTGCTTGGAACGGTTACTAGCATCGGCTCAAGCGTCTTCTCAATGCTCCCTCACCTAGAAACAACCCTGCGAGTCGCCGGTCTATGTGTCGGCCTCGCGGTCGGCATCGTCACCCTAATTTCGGTCCTTCACGACCTGAGAAAGAAACAGAAGCAAAAATAATATGCGCAACTACAAAACAACCCTGCTCGGAATCCTCACTATCATCGCATCACTCAGCACCGCCGGACGCGAATTTCTGGCCAGCGGCCAAGTGCCGGACATCGGCCTCGTCGCCGCGAGCCTGCTCGCCGGTTGGGGTTTGGTGATGGCGAAAGACAACAACGCCCGCCTCTGACTCCATGAGCCACGCCCGCGTCACAAAACTAGTTGCAGTTGCGATCCTCGCCGTGAGCTGGGCTGTCGCTGCGGCTGGGTGCGT